TAAGGCGATTAAATGTTCAAGATTTGAATGAACTCCCCCTGCTCCTATTAAACCCATTAAATGAAGATTGGAATTATTCTTTTTAGCATGTTCAATTGCACCAAGTAGTACAGTATTAGTAAAAAAAGTACCCTCTGCAATAGACATATTTATTCGAGCTAAGTCTTGGTAAACAATTCTTCCAGCTCCTAAATTTAAATGTCCTGTCTCCGTATTACCTTTTTCACCGTGGGGTAGGCCTACTGCGTCTCCTGAAGCTTCAAGTTGTGTATGAGGATAGCTTGCCCAGTATCTATTCATATTTGTGGTATTTGCAAGAGAAACTGCATTACCAGCAGAAGGAGCAGATATTCCCCAACCATCAAGAACTGTTAAAATTACAAATTTTGGGTTAACTTCTAGTTTCATTTAATTTTCTTGAAGTATTCAAGTTCGATCAGAAGTTCTTTGCGTCCCTGAACAGCACCTTGTTTCTGGGTCGCCTTCGGGTCAGAAAGATCCATGCCAAGAAGTGCCTGTGCATCCTCGAGATTTTTCTGTTCGACGAATTCCCGTAGCGCATCAAAGTGTTCGCTGTTCACGAGACCGCAGAGGAGATCGTTCATCTCTTTGTCGGACATATTTATTTTTCATGGCGTGTAAAAATTCTCTACGGGCAATGACTGCGTTCTTCTTAGATGGAAAAGATCCTATATATCTCTTCCCAACCTGTGCGACCCAACACTTATTTCTTTTTAAATAGTAAACACCGGTATAGCCACTTTTGTTATTTTTATACGGAGAACTAAGGTTAAAGCGATTTTCGCTAAAAGAAACATTCCTCAGGTTTGACTTTCTGTTATCCAGACCGTTCCAATTTTTATGATCAACGATCTTGTTAGAGGGAGTTTTCATTATTACTCTGTGCATCAAAACAATCTTTCTAGTTCTTGGTCCGACTGTTTCTTTTCTGGCCGCGTAAAAGGTCTTTCCATCCTTAAGCGCTTGCCACTTCCATCTATTAAGTAAATGGAAGTCATCGTCGTCAACTAAAGCGAATTTACCACGAGACAATGGAATTTTTTTCATACGTCTATCTCTGAAGATTCTGACTCTGGTTTAAGAGTGCGGCGCCGGGGTCTGAGGCACCGCGGGATGTTGGAAGATTTGTGTTTACCTTTTTACCAGATCGATTATGCCCCCTCAAGTTCGTAGTTTTGCTTAACCCCTTACTTGGCCCAGGACCACCACCAATACCTAGCACGGTTGGTGGTGCCTGCTGTGGCTGCTCCGTGAGATTGATCGGGGAAGATACCTGTGTGAATGGTGAAGCGGCAGAAGGACCGATGCCGCCGCCGAGGAGGCGAACCGCATTCTCTATGGCTGCCTGTGGAATCGCGCTTTGGGGTTGCGGACCCGCGCCACTAAGAATGTCCTCAAGTGCTGACCCCTGTGGCATCTGTCCGGCCATCTCTGGCGAGACCTGACCCGACATCTCGGGTGGCAATGCACCCTGCTCTGCTCCAGGAACCATAGGCGCGGCCCCCTGTTGCGCCATCTGTTCTTCATCCTTGGAAATAGATCCGACGGACCAGCCCCATGGATGAAGGATCTTTGATGTAAGTTTCTTTGGATCGGTGAATGGAAGATTAATGAGAAGTTGGAACAGATCCATTCCAGTCTTCTTATCGATATCACTCTTGCCAGCGATCGACGGAAGCACTGTGGCCTTGAAATCAAACTCCCCGCGGAGATCTCCCTTTTCAATAAGGCCGAATTTTTCAGTACCATCTGCATCGGTGATGCGGATCTTCATCGGTCCAGATAAAAACTGGTCGTACATCACTATCCAATAACGCATGAGTTTCGAGTACGAAGATCCAAGATGGTTAATGAAGAGACGAACACGTTCAAGTGTTGATTCGCGAAGATGACGAACCGCGGTAGCGGAACCAACATCGCCGGCGACACCCATCGAGAAATCATCGACACCAGATGCATAACGCATGTCGCTTTTCAGCATCTCTTCTTCGCGATATGAAGATTCCTTGATGTCAGAGAACTGAACCTCTCTAACTCCATTCGGGTCAGATGACCACACGATACCGAACGGACGTGTAACAAGTTGTTCTTTCTTGATATTCGCAAGCGGATTCACGATCCACATTTTATGTATCGACATCGTTGCGGCATCGAGGCGCTGATTCTTGATCAGGTTCAACATCACCTGTGGCTGCTCGAGAAGAAGCGGATAACCCATGCCCTCATATTCAAAGGGAATCCTAACAAACGGAAGATCAATGAACGGCGCTTCTTTGAAATTGTACGGATTCGGAATCTGTCCACCGTCCAAAACTGGGACGTCATTTACCCAAACATCAAAGGTGTCATCGAACGGACAGTGTCTTTCAAAAACTTCGTGGAACTGAAGATCGGGATCATTTGAACTTTGATATCGATCCAAAAGATCTGTGACATTTCCCGTCACGGAAGATCCCCACGCCCTGACGCCAGTCGCGTCTGCGCCCCGAACTATCTGCTCATGCGTACCCTTGACATCAATTCTGATCGATCCATAATCAGTAAGATCCGCAGCTCCGACATTTAAAAAAGCCAACTCCAGCCTAGATGGATCCGCATCAGGATACCTTCGACGGATCTCACTGCCGTTTTTAACCAAACGCTTGAAAAAGAACTGTTTCGATGCATGGGGGATGTTTCTCCAGTCATACCAGAAACCGTAATTGTCGACACATTCAACCGCAGGCGCATCGTAATGAGTAATTTCCTTATCAGCGTATTTCTTTTTCTTCGTATTAACGTCCTTCCCTACGAAGTATTTCCCAGCACGGACATCCTTCTTCCACCATGTCTGGAGCCATGACATGCCGTAGATCATTGAAGCACTCACGAAATCCTCAGAAATATCATCCATTCCGGAAATTTCCCATGTATAATCGTTTGTTTGCTGAAGCTTAATCGCCTTCTCCTGATCGATCTCATTCCTTCCAGCAACATTAAAATCAGGCCGTGCATCAAGAATGCGAGGCTTCATTGTTTCGACCACCGAGAATGTATAAGGAACAAAGACATTGGCCTGCCAGCTCTGTATCTCCTTTGCACGATCGCCATTATAACTCGTATATAGCTTATATGAACGATCGTATCTTGGCTTCAAAAAATCAAGAAAATATCGTTTCGCATCATCTCGCTGGAGTCTGAACTTTTGAAAAAGTTTCTCATCCCCAAAATGACGCGCTTCGTATCTCTGCTTGTTTATTTTTATTTTTTTTGCCATATATTCAATTGTATCCAAAATCCCTAATGGAAGGAGAAATTCCTAAGAGGTATCTGCGTCAATGTTCCTGGATAAATCATTTTGAAGCCTTGGATCCCTATGCCCGCCGCGAACAAACAATCATCATTAAATCCTTCCATTGCCTCCGGACGCAATGTTTTTTCGTTCAGAATAAAAACCTCCATCTCATCCAAAATCTCCTTCGACCGTATTACCACAGATTGTTCACGAACTGCGGCGGCGAAGTCATCAATAAGCACCGGTCTTGTAACTGTAGTCGTCTTCCAGCCGAGCCTATCACTTACTGGCTGACCAGGAGTATCAAACTTCGTCGGGCGATAGTAGAGATTTGGATAACCCTTTTGTTTAAGAATAGTCACAGTGGTTAATCCATGATTGTTCACCTCGGGTATCATGAGCGCACAATTATATTTTCTTCCCCATCTATCAAGCATTTCACCAAAAATATCCGGTGCTGGTCGACCGCGGAAGAGGGCAACCTGCTCGCCGGTTATACGATCAAAAACGACGGCGACAGAGAAATTGCCACCCTTAACGCCCTCTGCCACGTCTGCACCGATCGTGTATATTCCTCCGGGCTCTGGTGGACGATATACGGTAAGATCATCCTCAACACGCACATCCCAAAACGATCCGTTTCTTAGTTCGACCTTGTCACCGATGCGTTTTACATTTTTTCGTTGACGACGAATGCTGTCCTTATCAAACACATTGAACCCGCCGGAGATAAACTCAAGATTAAATTCGCGATTGAATCTATCGTCGTCGTTGATCTCGAGTCGTTTCTCATCCATTTCTTCTTTTGTATATCCCCACCACCAACCATATTCTCTCTTATTCCAAGAATTTTCATTCACCCAAAGCTGATGAAACTTTGTACCGACGCTGGACGGTGTCGATTCTATGACCGCACGGCCGTTCTTTGGAACAGTTGAGAGCAAAGATGCGACCTTCTCCTCTGACTTCTGCCAAAAAGCGACTTCTGTCATCAAACAATTTGAGACAATCCCAACATCTGTAAGAAAACTGTGCGGTTTTTCCCTCAAAGAAATATCGTAAACTTTTGGTTCAATAAAAATTTCTGCAATCCTCTTTATCTTCGACCACCGAAAACCGTTCTTGCTTTTGAATGAAGAAATATTAATTCCAGGATAATCTCCGTCCGTATCAGGAAAACCGACCGGACTACCAACGCGGAGATCGCCTGCCTTGATCCAGCTCGGCATCCCCTCGTCGTTCACCGACTGAACCTTGTGGTCTTCCGTAATAGTTATTGCGCCATCACAACCATCTGTTGCTAAAAGAAACATCCGTTTCGTTGTGGTTTTCTCAACAACCGCAAGCACCTCGTTGGGAACACCATTACCGTCGATGACGTAATCTCCACAATTAAGATTTCTGATCATTTCCTTTTTCCCGCCCGGCAAAAAAACATTCGTTTCGCCGCCAAGACAATTATGGAGAGTATAACCACGACCCACATTCTCAGTCGAAGGAAGAACAATGATCTTTGAATCAATCGCTGGAAAGGATATTTCATACTTACTGTTATAATGCACAGTCGGACGTATTTCTGGCGGCGTCGTTCTTAAAAATGTTTTTACTTTTTCAAGCAATTCCGCAGTAAGTTCAGAGTTATATCCGATGATCGCCGTATTCGTACCTGGCGTTGTAACCGTATTCCAATAAAACCAGCCGACAACCCCGGTGGAATTGTGAGAAACAAATCCCTCAAGAATGTATGTTCCAGCGGATGTCTGCACATCAACCATCCGTTGCGTCGATAATTCTTCTATAGATTCAACTTCAACCCATCCACCATTCGGCAACGTCTTCCCTTCCCAAAAATCTTTTCCAATAAACCGGTGGGGTCTAGTCTTTCCAATAAGTCTAAACATTTCGTCGAGACGACTAACAACCGCCTTTTTAACAACCTTGCTACCAAACTTACTGCTCTCGCCGGGTTTTCTTTTGTCGATCTCAACGCGATACGCATAACCCTCAGAAGACAGATAATTTTCAATCGCTTCCCAAACAGGCCCAGGAACTTGGCTCACATTTATTGAACCCCCAGTGCGACTTTTTTTTGCTAAAGAGCCTTCTCCATCAAGCATTCCCGCCATCCAACCATCATCGACGATTTGCGGACCCCAAGTCTTAGTCACGCGGCGCATGACATCACCGGGGACAAAATCTTTTACGGCACGCCAAATATTTGAGGGACCGCCGCGTTGTTTACTAAGCATTTTGTGCTCAGCAGTGAGAACCAACTCTGCTCCATCTCTCAGTAAGAGTTTATAAGCCTTCTGATACGTATCTGCCTTCGCCTCAACGACGGCAGTTCGCATCTTACGCTCAACTCCCTTGCCACCAGGAGTATATTCATCTACGGAAATGATTCGATCACCGATCCGCAAATCATCAATCGCAACCCACCGAAGATCGGCAGTAAGAACTTTTTGGCTAGGTTGAGCGCAAAACCCTAATTGCCGGGCTTTCAAGATAATGATTCTTTTATACTCATTAAGAGCATTGAAAAGATCTAATTGGGCAGAATTCAGCTTAAACGGAATCAAGTTACCTGCCTCTTTACCCTTGATTTTTGTAAAATTTTCTAAGTAGGCTTTGGGGTCTTTTAATATTTTCAACGCAAGTTTTTGTTTTTCATTCATATTTTCTACTGTTTGTTTTTGTGCAATTCTTGACCCTCCTGCTTCTCTAGTTCCTTCCTTAGCCTCAACTCCTCTGGCATTTCTGGAACAACAACCTCATATTTCCCTGGCGCAACTTCTTCCGTGTCCTGTGCCGCAGCGATAATGACATCTTCCCAGGGCTGAGTACGAGTTTCTGTATCGTCGTACTTCTCGAGGCCAATAGATTTCAATAAAAGAGAGATGGCCTTAAGCTTCACCTCATCATCCTGGTTCTCCAAAACTACTTTCAATTTTCCAGCGATCAGGTCAAGATCAATTCCAGCTCTCGCAAGTGACGCATGAAATTCTTTACGAAGAGATAATTTATCAAGTGTTAAATAAACATCAGCAACCCTCTTGAGGCCGGCTATTTCTTGTAATTTCTTTGGATCAGTGATTCCGTTCGACAATGCATCAAGAAGCAACTGCTGAGCATAAGTTGTCGACGGTCTTTCGACAGATTTCTTATCCGGGAAATAGATCGGAGGTAATGGTTTTTCCACTGTACCTTCACTCATAATTTTTCATATTTTTCCTTCTTTTTCTTCAAAAGATTTTCAACATATATAGGAATATTTCCACTCAACTTCACTCGCATCCTATATTTCTCTCCATACTTGTCGTTGTAACATGCGGTCCAATTCGCTAAAAAATCTAGGAA